ATTTTTTAGGCTTCTTTGCTTTGTTCTTTGCAGTACGCTCACCACGCTCAGGCATTGGCTTAGGCTTCTTCTGCATCAATTTCTGCATCATTTCCATCGCTTGTTGGTTTGTCGTTCCCATCATATTCATCCTCGGTTATTGGCCCACCACTAATCCATGCCTCACAAGTCCTCTTGGAAGCACACTTAAAATCAAACACTTCGCAATAGCCTAAGTCGCCAGCATCAATGACTTCCCAAGCATCCATCTCTGTGCCGTTCATCTCTAAACCTGATTCAATGCAAGCAAGCATCTTAGGGGTTTGGATAAAGGCAGCGCAGTTTCCGCAACGAGACTTTTTAGCCTGTGCAGGTGAGATTCTCCAAGCCTTAGAAATGTCACGCCAGTAATCAGCGTTTGGCTCATTGGGATTCATCGGGCCATAGTTAGCCTTGTCGATGGCTTTCTGACGACACTCAAGATTGACTTCTACGTCACCTGTGGCAACTGGACACGCTTCGCCTTTTTTCTCTTGGCTTTGTATCTCAATCTCAATTTTTACGGATGGCTCAAGTAAACCAGACATGGTTATCCCTATGGAGTTTATTTATTATCTCATAAAAAAAAAGAGGGAACAAGTCCCTCTAAAGTCTCAATGGCAACTGAGTGCGTCCATTGTGTGCTATCTGAAAAGATTTGCAAGCGTTAAATTTAAAACATCCATCTCATTTAGCTTCATAACCTTCCATATTCGGGCTTGCCCATGTATTCCGTTAAAGCTACCTTGATGGCAATCCTTGCATAAAGGAATACATAAGTATTGATTATGCTGAACAATATGGTGTGCATCGCTTGGCCCAGAAGCATTGCAGACTCCACAAGGCATTTCTTTAATCTTTGCCAAGTGGAGTCGTTCCCTGTTATTGGGTCTGTTGTTCATGCTTCTCTTATATAAACACCAAAACTGGCAGCAGTATCACCAAAGGGTAATTGCTCTATTTTTTGAGCAATGCGTTCTCGCTCTTGTTTAGCAACTAGCTTGGCAAAGGCTTCAAGTCTGTTTATAAATCCTTCAGAAGCATCAAGCCCCTGATATGTTGCGCCAATGCCATACATAGAAACCTCTGATTTCAAAGCCATGCTTTTAATGTCTTCTCTAGTCATATCAACCTTCGTAAGCAGCTATCTTGGCTTCTTCAGCTTTTGCAAGTAAATAACTAGACAATCTCATTGTGCCTTCCATCTCAAGTTCTTTAAACTGCTTGTCAGTAAAGATGCCCATTACATTGCGTCCCTCAAACCAGACTTCATCAATGTTCTCGTTGTAAGTACCTTCTTCGTCACGCTCATATTCCATCACAACAGTAACGATTACAGAGCCTTCACCAGTTGTTGTGTCAAATTCGTATTTCATTTTGTAGTCCTTAAAAGTACCCTTGCGAATTGCTTGGGCTGACGTAAGTATAGCAAACTAAACAAAGTATTTACTAGGTACTTTCCCTACTCTGTTGTTTTTACGCCAAGTCTTTCACTTGCTTGCTCAGACCGCCATATGTCTGCTTTCATTTGGGCAGCGACTAACATGAACTTGAGGGTTTCTTCCTTCTCGATTGCCACCATCAAACCCCTAAGCAAATCAGCATACTCAATGTGAGCATAGGCTTCACGCTCTTGGGCCACGGCAGAATCTATCCCTCTAGCTAAAGCATCCTTCATCAGCAGAGCCTTTTTAGTTTTACGAAATTCCTCAAGGTAGATTCTTTGTGCCTTAGCCTCGGCAAACTTTGGTGCGTTTTCAATGATGTATTCAATGGCTTTATAGGGTGCTTTCACTTGACTACTCCAATCATTCTTAATGCTGCTTCTGGGCAATCTATTCTTGCCAAGGTACTACCAGACCAATTCTCAAAAAAATCGGCTTGTAGCTTCGTTAAACGCTTTCTAGGGCCTGATTTGCACTCAACCAAGAACGTGTGGTTTTTGTAGCCAACCAAAAGGTCAACTGGCAGACCAATGACCCATACGTAAGCCCCTGCTGCTCTTAGTGCGCTAACAATGGCTTCTTGTGTTGCATCAACTCTTGCTGCTCTCCTCATTTCGTAACCTCGTCATTCTGTCCCTCAAAAGCAAAGTATCTGACTTTCCTCTGATTCGTTCCAAGTCCACGCACACTCCCTGCCACCAGAGCAACGCTTTGCTTGAGCCAATCGTCAATTTCTTTTGGTTGAATCTGCGTATCCACTCTTTCGCTTCGCAGTTTCTGAAGTGTTCCAATTCTGTTGGAGTCATTTAAAGGCCATTGAAAATTTTTCATACAAATAAAAGTTGTTGCGTTTTGACAGAAGTGCCAGAGTCGTATCTTTGAGAGTCACCTTTGGGATACGGAAAAACCTCGTACTTTAATTTAGAACGCAAAACTTTTTTATCAGTCTTTGAGCCATGAAACAAAATGTATCTATGTTTTCTTGAACGCTCTGTGTAATAAAAATCATCACCATGCAATTCTTTTATTTCTTCTAATGTCAAACCATCACTAATGGTTTTGGAATGTTTATGTTCTTGACCTTTAATTGTCCAATCAACTCTGTTAGCTGAAAGTCCTGTGTAAAGAAAGTTTGTCGCTTGATAAACATAACCAACATGACCCTTACTGGTGTCGGCATAAGAAACCACAATGCTAGGTTTTGGCAATAGTTTGATTGAATTCGCAACAAGGAATGATGCTTCGTTTTTGTGGTTGTCCAACAAACAAACTCGGTTTAGTTCTAAAACTTTGTCTGTATATTCTTTTCCACAGATTCCCATACAAAGAGATGGTGACGCAGGGATTCCATAAGTCACTACGCCAACCAGAATGTCCTCTTTGTAAAGCCCAAACGCAAACATGATTTGTGGCATACGCTTGGCATAGTGTTTTTCAAGCAACCAAGGCTCAACCTCAAAAGTGTTAATTGGTAGAACTTTCATGCTCTACTCCTTAACTGAGCCATCTTTGCCAAAACTTCTAAAGATGGAGGAACTGCCTTTTTGTCATCAGCTTTAATTTTCTCAAGTGCAAGGTTAGGCTCATTCTTTGATGGAACTGTGAGCCTTACAACATCGTAGGGATTTTGTTTCGGTGCGTTTGTACTTCTCACCCAATTACGCCATGTAGCAAACCAATCTAGCTTCACACCCTTCTGACCTGCTTGGGCTATCCAGTAATCCTTGAACTGGTCAAAGGTTTTAACAGGGCTAAGTTCTGGGCGTTCTGTTTGACAGAATTCTTCCCATTCTTTTGGAAAACTAAAATCAGAAGCGAGGCGTTTGCCGAGTGTCTTCTTCTCTTTTGTGTTTTGTGTAATGTGTTCTGTGTCTTGTGTAGCATTGCGTTCGGATTGCGTTGGCAATGCGTTCGCATCTTTCACCTTATCCCATCTAGCTTTGGCACTCTTGCTTGCCTTAGTAGATTTCTCGCCAACCTTCTCAATTTCCTTGTCAGCACGATGGTGAACCCATCCGTCTGGAGTGCGCTCAAAATATTCTAGCAATACAGTCGTAATGCAATCGCTATGCGAACGCATCCTAATCTGTCTAGCTACTTCATTTAAGTCGTTGGGAATTGGAGATTCATGTAGGTAGTACCAATCAAGCAATCGCCTGTAGGTCAAGTCCTCAATCTCGGAAAGGTGCAAGGTGTGACTGTGGTAGTCACCAATATTAAACTGGTAATAGTGCATAGCTGTCTCATGTTCCAATTCTCCCAGAAAGAAACTGCGGCAGGAGGGGAGACTTCTCTTTTCAGTTGGGTAGCAACTCCCAACCTAGCCGTGTTTCAAAACATTATACTAGATAAACTGATTATTAGTAATTTCATTTGTTGGTTGTCTGCCAAGCAATCTAACCGCTTGTGCGTTCATTACCGCATATTCAGCCTTAGAAAAGATACCTCTGGCATTGCGAATGTCGAAAGGATTTAGCTTGTCGTAAGGCTCATCATTGGCAGCCTTTTCAGCCTCAATCATGTGTGGCTCTAGGGTGTACTGAGAAACCCAAGAACGACCCATCTTAATTTTCCCAATTTTTAGTTTCTTCTTGTAGCTCATCTTTGTGCAACAAGCTGCAATAGATAGTCTAGGTATGCCTGTCAAATCCTCTATTTGGTAGGATGTTAATGGGCCGTTTTGTAATGCTTTGATAACTGCTTCTTGTGTCATTTGAACCATTCTGGTCTGAGTTCTTTTAGTTGATAAATGCGTAGTTTAGGGATTGTCTTCCAATGAAAGACAGCAGCCCTAGTTATGCCGAGGATACGAGCAAGCTCACTCTGTGAGCCAGCAAGTGTGGTAGCGGTTTGTTTATCCATCTAAACATTGTAGCAAATAAATTATTTGTTGTTTTTAGGGTAAACACCTAGATAAATAGCTTGTTTAGTCTGTTTAGTTTGCTATACTTGCGTCAGCCCTAGCGAATTGCAAAAGGGTCTTTTTAAGGAAACTAAGATGAAAACTTTAAAGCCAATCACAGACGCAGCAAGAGACTTTCTCATTGAGTATGGCCCAACTCATGCGTTTAGTCATGTTGAAAAAAAGTTCAATGATTATGTCAAAGCACAAGATGAGCAAATGGCTGACTACTATTGCTTAGTCTTGGAAAACCTGTATGCACGAGCAGCAGAATGGAGAGCCAAATGAAAAGTAAGATTATTCAAACACTCGTAGAGTGGACACTCGCTGTCATCATCTTTGGCGGTATCGGTGTACTACTGGCTTGGAGAGGCTAATGCAAACAGAACAATTAAGACGCAAAGCAAGAGAACTTTATAACAACAAAGAAGTTCCACAAGAAGTTAACCAGTATAACCAACGCAAGTGGATTAGGTCAGTCTTGAAGTTAGGAGACAAATGGTTGTTAGCAAAGAATGTAGGAAGAATCCAATGATTACAAGACAAGATGCAATCAAGGATTTATCGCATGGTGACTACTGTTGCTACTGTACTGAGCCTAAAACATCTGGCTCATGCTGTGGAGAAAATCACTTCGTACCTTTCGAGGATTTATACGATGATGACAAAGAAGCAATGATTGAAGAATATTTAAGTAAAGGAAAATGAAATGGTACATAAG